CCGCAAATAAGCGGCGCTGTATTTGGCGTGAAGCGAAGGATTTGACCTTTACGAAGCAAAATACCGTCAGTATACAGACGACGATTTAACTAGGCTTCAGGAAATTTTGTTTTTTAGAGAAGTTGGATTCGCCCTAAAAGAAATTAAGGAACTGCTGGATTCACCTCATTATGTTCGTTCAGAAGCATTAGAGCGTCATGTACTGATTTTGGAAGCTCAGAAAGAACGAATAGAAGCTTTGATTTCACTTGTAAAAGACACAATCAACGGAAATAAAGAAATTAAATTTTCTGCATTTTCAAATGCAAAAATACTTGAGTTACAATCGCAATTTCAAGAAGAAGTATTAGAACAATGGGGAAATACTGAAAGTTTCAGAGAATACAAGACTATGTTTTCTTCCCATTCAAAGCAAATACAAGAGAAAGAAATAGAATCTTTTTATTCAATGGCTCGCAATATTTTTGAAAAACTAGCTATGTATGAAAATAGTCCTGCGGAAAGTTCAGAAGTACAAGCAATAGTACATGAATGGCAACAATATATTTCTGAACACTTTTATGAATGTAATAAACAAATTTTATCTAATTTGGGAGTTCTCTATATTACAGATGAAAGATTTACCACTTTTATAAATAGATTTAGTAGTGGAAATCTTGCAGCTTTTTTTAATGAAGCAATACAAATTTTTTGCAGAGGTTCAGAATGAATATGATGGAGTGGGTTATTTGTCCTATATGCAACAATAAAACAAGGATTAAAATACGAAAAGATACACAGCTAAAAAACTTTCCGTTGTATTGTCCAAAATGTAAAAAAGAAAGTTTGATATGCGTAAATAACTTCAAAATAGAAATTATCAAAGAGCCAGACGCTTAGACGCAGAGCCGATAATTTATAAGCTATTACAGCTTATAGACTATCGGCTCATTTTAGTTTCAGTCCTATTCTTGCAGACAATAGAAGTTATTTATCTTCCATTTCCTTGTATTTGACAATACCATCTGCAACGCTTTCCATGATAACAAGGTCTGCGTCTGTAAAATTGTCAATTTTGCTTTCAAGCTGTCTTCGTCTGCTGCTTTTTGCCAGACTATCAGAGGATAAAAAGAACTCATCCACTGATACATTCAGCAGAGATACAAGGTCGTAAAGCACCTGTAAACTGGGGTGCTGCCCTTTATTCTCAATATTAGTTAAATAGCGTGGGTCAATTTCAATCATTGCTCCCACCTGTTCACGGGTCAAACCCTGTTTTTTACGGGCTTCTTTTATGGCAAGCCCAAACGCCCTGAAATCATATTTATCTTCTTTTTTACGCATAATACACCACCTCTGTACATTTTACTGTTCCTGTTGTAATAGTGACAGGTATAGAAAAACGTATTACATGGTTGTACAGTTCCTATTATGCGTATCAAAGATAAAACTATACTGCCGAAACGGAAATAAAAAAAACCGTTATTTGGCAGCATACTTTCCCTGCGTCAAAAATTATATCATTATTTCCAGACGACGGTTTAACAAAAGCCGCCGTCTTTTTTTTGCCTGAAATATAGATGATTTTTAAAGTCCACTACTTGATACAGACAGCGGCTTACAGGAGGAAGCCGCTATGCAAAATATTTTCTTAAATATATCTACATTCGGTAAACCGTTAAAAAAAGCCATCCACCTACACTAGAAAAGTCTGACCCTCAATGTGGTTTTTCAGAATACATAGAAAGAACTATCGAAGCACACAAGCAGAAATATCGTCTGTTTGCGTGCTTTTTTAGTTGGAAGAAAAAGGTTTTAAATTTTTCTTCTCAAAACGCAACTGCACCCCCTGTCCTGTCGGGACTAAGAGCGAAAAGGGGGAAAGAAGCAGAAATTCCTATCAACTCGCTCCCTTTCAAGGCTGGAAAGGGGGTGAGTAATGATGAAGCCATCTGAATTTCAGACAACCATAGAGAACCAGTTTGATTACATCTGTAAAGTCGCTATGGAAGATGAACGCAAAGACTATCTCAAAGCGTTGTCCAGACAGTGCAAACGGGAAACCCTGTTCTGTGATATGGACGATTACACCGTCAACTTGTTTTCTTCCGAAGACACCTATCCATCCCACTTCCATACTTTTGAAATGGATGGATTTACTGTCCGTATTGAAAACAGCCTATTAGCAGAAGCATTAGAAAATCTGGATGGAAAGAAACGTGATGTTATCCTGAGATATTATTTTCTTGGATTTGACGATACGGAAATTTCAAAAATTCTGGAAGTCAACCGTTCTACTATCCAGAGAAGAAGACACGCCGGACTGGAATTTATCAAAAAATTTATGGAGGAAGAAGCATGACAGCAAAGCACCCTATGATTCCGTTTCCTGTGATTGTAAGGGCTGCGGACGGTGATATTGAAGCAATCAACCAGATTGTACGCCATTACAGCGGTTTTATTGCCAGCCGTTCCATGCGTCCCATGAAAGACGAATATGGCAATACCCACATGGTTGTAGATGAAACCCTACGCCGCCGGATGGAAACACGTCTGATTGCAAAGATTTTATCTTTTGAAATCAGGGAACCAAAGTAAAAATAACGCTCTCCTGTGGAAGCATGGACAAGCCCATGCTTCCCAGACAGAGCTTGCCAGCCTATTAAAGTGCATTATCACCAGTGCATTTTAACAGGCTTACAAAGCCAGATTGTTCATTGAAAAAGAAAGCGTCTAATCAACGCAGCATAAAGCAGCCGAATACGTTTCGATAGAAAGAGAGCCGTTGGGCTGGCACGCCGTAACCCACCAAAGGAGGGATGAAACCGGATAGCGATTCCTGCCAGCGTTCCATAAGCAGCTTACCGCAAAAGCTGCCGCCATGACCTTTCTATCGTGATAATGATACTTCCGTACAGCCTTAGTCCGTGTGATGATGTAGCACCGCTGGCAAAGGGTACGGCTGGATGAGAACCATGCAGGGGTGAGATTCCCATGAGCTTTAGCGAAAGCTGTTCGGTTTGCTAAGGATGATTCTTTCATAATGAACAAGCATTTTTGCATAGTCTGTAAACATAGTAAAGACTGTGAGGTGGAATTATGCCAAAAGAAGCAGAAATTTCCTGCAAAAATGTATTTAAGTGTGAAGATAAGTCGGCATTAAAAAAAGAGTTCAATCAAAAATGGATAGAACTTATCAATCAATTAGAAAAATCCAAAGGGCAGGTATTACCTGTAAAATGATAGACAAACATTTCCCAACACGGTATAATAAGTGTAGGTGGAATGTTTGTTTTATCTTCTCTTTAAGGGAGATAAAATATGATGAACACAAAGTCAAAAGTTGCTATTTATTGCCGCTTATCAGAAGAAGATAGAAACAAACAACATGAAACTGATGATAGTAACAGTATTCAAAATCAAAAATCCATGCTGATTCAATATGTATTGGAACAAGGCTGGGAAGTCTACAATATATACAGTGATGATGATTATACTGGTTCAGATAGACGAAGACCAGAATTTAACAAACTGTTAAATGACGCTGAACACCGAAAATTTGATATTATCCTCTGTAAAACACAATCCAGATTTACCAGAGAGTTAGAGTTGGTAGAAAAATACATACACGGATTGTTTCCTATCTGGGGGATTCGTTTTATCAGTATTGTAGATAATGCAGATACCGCTAATAAAGGAAACAAAAAATCAAGACAAATCAATGGTCTGGTTAATGAGTGGTATTTAGAGGATATGTCAGAAAACATCCGCAGCGTATTGGCTGACCGCCGGAAGAATGGATTTCATATTGGTGCATTTGCTCTTTATGGTTATAAAAAAGACCCTGAGCAAAAGGGACACCTGATTATTGACGAAGAAGCTGCTGCTGTTGTCAGAGAAGTTTTTACTTTATTTTCACAGGGATATGGCAAAACAGCGATTGCCCGTATGCTGAATGACCGTGGGATTCCAAACCCTACGGAATATAAACGGCTTCATGGTTTACGCTATAAGCAGCCTACCAGAAAAAATAGTACCTTATGGAAATATTTTGCTATTTCCGATATGCTGACAAATGAAATTTATATCGGAAATATGGTTCAAGGAAAATATGGCAGTGTTTCGTATAAGACAAAACAAAATAAGCCTAGACCTAAAGAGGAATGGTACAGAGTAGAGGGAACACACGAACCGATTATTGACCGTGAACTTTGGGATAGAGTACAATCTATGGTAGCTGAAAAAGCAAAACCATTTACAGTAGGAACCATAGGGCTGTTTGCCAGAAAAGCTCGCTGCATGAACTGTGGCTATACCATGCGTTCTAATAAACAGACAGATGGAAGACATTATTTACAATGTTCAAATCGCCATGTTGCAAAGGACGCTTGCATAGGCTCATTTATTTCTGTGAAGAAGTTGGAGCAGGCAGTTATTTCTGAACTGAACAAGTTATCACAAGAATATCTTGATAAAGATGAATTGGAACAGAACGTGGAATTTCACTCCAACGTAAAGGAGAAAAAAACTGCTTTAGAAACACAACTTGCTACTTATCAAAAAAAGATTGAAGAAGACGCAAAGGTAATCAGAGAACTTTATCTTGATAAAGTAAAAGGGATTCTTTCCGAAAATGATTTCCTGAATTTGTCAAAAGACTTCACAAATGACAGAGAACGGCTTGAAAAGCTGGTGATTGAAACGCAAAAACAGCTTGATGTAATTGAGAGAAAAATCCAGACAGGCGATAATCGCCGCCAGCTTATTGAGCAATACACAAATCTTGAACATTTAGACAGAGAAACCGTTGAAACTCTAATTGATTATATATTAGTAGGAAAACGGATTCCAGGGACAAGAAATGTCCCGATTGAAATACATTGGAATTTCTAAGTTCTGTAAAATCTGGTGTCTGGCACACCAGATTATATAGAACTTCTACTTAACACTTCTATGTTGCACTTATGTAGTTGCACCATCTGCTGCCATATCCTCATATAAATCCGTGATCGCATCGCCCTTCGACTGGAACTCGCACGCATTGAACGGGATTCCGCCTGCTGCCTGCGGCCAGATTGCCGTGGTGTGGTCGATATAGTATGGTCCGAACCCAGATGACTCGATCTGTGCCGGAGTAAGGTTGCGCGTGAGCTGCTGGACAATGGCGGCAATCATCTCCATATGGGCGAGTTCCTCGGTTCCGATGTCGGTCAGAAGTCCTTTCTGCATCTTATAAGGCATCGTATACCGCTGGGACAGGTAGCGCATAGAGGCTCCGATTTCGCCGTCAGGACCGCCGTAGCGCAGTAACCTATGATATCATTTTTTCTTCGCGTTCTTTCTCCATCTGGCAAAATCTTCGCTTGAGAAAATTCTGCTCCCGCCTACCCTGAGACGTTCCAGCTCAATCTCGATCTTCGCCCGTTCATCAGCTCCGGCGGCGATGTACCGCTTTTTGTATTTGCTACTGAACGAGCTCTTTACTGAGGAAATCGCTTCCTTCTTCTTTTTCCCCTCTGCCATCTTTGATTCTACCACCTTATCGAGGATCTTGTTCGCCTTATCATATTCACCCGCGTTCAGGGCGTCATTTGCATCTGATGTCTCATAAAGCGGTGTTTCTTTTTTCTCCTCCTTTTCTTCTGGCTCCGAGGCATCCTTTTCTGTACTCTCTTCCTCCTCTCCTGCATCTTTCTTTTTCTTATTAATGACCATATCAACCGCTTTTACAATCAGTTCCTTGTCGATTCCTCTGTCCGCTACTTCCTCGACCTTTTCTTCGTATGTTTCAAGATCCCAGTTCATCATCGCCTCGGCCGCTTCCTGAATTACTGGATCGTTTTTCAGCCCTCGTTTGACGCCGGAATTTACTGTCTTATCACTCTGTCCCGCTTCAATCAAATCAGACAGGATTCTGTCTCCCAGTTCTTTTTTACCTTCGCGGTATGCTTTCAGTGCCTTTTTAGCGTACATCGTCACATTATCTGCACTGGATATGTCATAGATCCTCTTGGTTTTCCAGTAATCTCCCGCATTTGCACCCGCGATATCTAAAGCGGTGTCAACTACGCTGCCTGTATCACGGAGAAGATTGGCGACCGGAATGCCCGTCATTCTTGCAAGCGGGCTAATCCATTTATACATGATTCCTGTTGTTGTGTATTTACTATCGCCTTCCACGAATTTTTTCATTTCATTGCAGGCGTAGACAAGATACTGGAGTCCCTGCATATCCATACGCGCCGCGGAATTTCCACCAAACATTGACACTACATCCTTCGCGATCGGAATAAGATTCAAAACATTAAGATTGTCCGCGATATTCCCGCCCAGCGCAGACAGATATTTCTCTATGATACCTTTATCGTCATCATTATCACGGACCACATCCATGATCGACGCTGCCAGCGCTGTGATCGCACCTGTGACCGCGTATGCTGCTGCCACTCTGGCGAACTTTGTTTTCTCTGTCTTTCCGGCTTTCCCATTAATTTCCTTTGAATCCGCAACATCCATCGCCGCCCGGTAAAGCATGTTATAACTCTTGATAGGCTCTGACATGAATGCTGTATAGAATTTCGTCCACTGTTCACGCATCGCCCAGCTTCTATGGAAAACACTGTCTACTACCTGGGTTTTGTCAATAATCTCCGAGAACCGTGCTCCGCTTTTCTGCAGAAATTCTTCTGATCCGACTGTCAGTTCCGGATGCAGCGCCGCCGTCTCTGCTTTGGTTGCTATCCAGAGACGTTTCCACGCCAGTTCATCGCCCTTTCCTGCCAAATCCATTGATTTATTTATCATCTTTTCCCTGGTCGTGTCTGCACCGATGAGCATACTTTTCATGCTCCGGCCAGTGTTGATGTCGAAAAATCCTTGGTCTTTCCACCAGGCGATCGGAGAATATTTTTGCACCTGCGTCCATTCTTCCTTCGAAACCACCGGCTTCAATCCCTGCGCCAGGTATTTCGGATCAATCTCCGCAGCAGCTCTGAAATATGCCGTCGGCTGCTGAATCGCCGTTCTCAGGTTCCATCCGACTGCCGCCGACTTTGCATTTCTCAGTAAATTAGAGGTCAATTCCCGTTCGCCGCTGCCGACACCGTTCAGATCTTTCAAGAACGCATCTACCCAAGCGCCCATTTCCTTGCCGTAAACACGTTCCATCTGCTCCCGAAGATTTCCTTTTTCAACGTCATTGAAATTGTAATACTTTTGAAAATCTGACAGCGGCACCACGAAGGAATGATAGCTTCCCATCTGATCCGCCTGTCGGGTATATACATCAAAGATATCCTCGATAATCAAACCGTTCTTGGCGTGTTTGGTCGTATTCTTGGTAATTCCGAGATTCTTCAACGTCTGGATATCACGGCTGACGTCTGCATTCGTTTTTGCTATCTCGTTTTTATCGACCACGATCGGAAAATAATTCGGAGCATTAAACTTTTTATAGCCATACAAAGTCATGCTGACCTCATTGCCCCAGGCTGCCGTCTGATCTGTGAAGAAACTTACCACCCCGTCCGCAAGCGCCTTCTGTTTGGGTGTGAGAGTGTCTGTGATGGCTTTTACATCACTCGGAGTGACCGCTACCGGCACATTTGCCTCCACAACTTTAAAAAGTTTCTTACCTTTTACCGTGACCTCCCTCTCAACTCCCTGTGTGCGGATTCCCCGCAGCTGATTATACAGATGTTCCCTAGCTTGCGGACGTTTATTTAATTCATAAAGGCTCATGACCTGCGCCGGGGTCAGAGAGATTTCCCCGCCGGATACCTGGAAAGTCTGTCGCTTTGCTTTATTGCCGGTCCATTCCTGAATTTCTTTTTCACCGATTTCCAGCTTTCCTTTCAGTTCTTCCATATATTCCTGTGCCAGGCGTGTATCCCTCATTTTAGTATCAAAGCCATCGCGGAGCCCCTGATAAACAGTCGTGGCTGCTTTTCCAAGACGATCGAACGCCGTGAAACTGTCCAGCATATGCACCTGCAGGAATTTATCCGCCGCGCTCAACGCTTTAATGGTTTTTTTATTCTTCCGCCCCTGCCACTCTCTCAGTGTGCTTTCTGCTGCCTCGGACGCCTTTTCGTAACGTTTATTCGTATACATCTTATTGGCATCTTCAATACTGTGTTTCATTGCAGACACAGTCTCTCTCAATGTCCGAAGTTCTCTCGGCGTAAAGTCTTCAATCTTCTTTCCCTCTGCCATGCTCTGGAGCTCGTCCAGTTTAGTCACAAGATCCGGATCGACCTCAACATATATATCGCTCGTTTCTCCTTTCAGGACACCATTGTTTTTCAGAATGGTATCGTACACCTTCTTTGCCTCATTCCATTCTCTGGTGCGCTGTGTTTCGTTTCCATCCGCATTTAAACGAGAGGAACTGTAGTCAACACAAGACAGGAATTTAGCAACGGCCGTTCTCATGCTTTCCGGAACATGATCGCGATCCGTCGGAGACAGCAGCCACTTCTGCATTTTCGTGACGTCACGAATGATCTGTTTCTTATCCTGACGCCCCTGTTCGCGCTCCCTCACGTTCCCGCGATATTCTCTCAGCTTCTGTTCGTATTCTTTTCTCTTAGCGATATATTCCTGCTCCGTTCGATTCGCCTTCGCAAAAATCTTATCTGCTAATGTCGGAGGTATGTTTCTGATATTTGCTTTATTATCCAGAATCTCCTGTCCAAGAAAAACGGACAATTCATTCATATCTGCCTTGAACGGATTCTCTACCTTTGGCTGATAATCATCCAGAACATCTGCAATTTGCAGAAGCTGGTCAGTCGGATTTACAATATCAAGAGGAAAGAGTTCCGGATGCATTCCAGCTAACTCATTATAAGCCACATCCACGCTCACACCGTTGTTACGGAAATTTAGTTTTCCGAAATATCTCTTACGGAAATTATTATAACCTCCCTCTGAATCTAAGTTTCTTCTGACTTCTTCCGGAACATAAATCGGCGTGCCCTTGATATCTTGCAGGATGTTTTTATAGACCTTTACCTGCTCCTGATCCGTCTGCTGTGATTTTTCCAGAATCGCACGGCCTATCTGCGTCGCTACGTTTGCCAACTCCTGGGCGTCCATACGTTCCGCTTTCTGGATATACTCATAAAACCGGCTCAGGTTGCTTTCAAGTTTTTCCTGTGAGTAAGTAGAATTATATTCTCTTAACAGGCTTTTTGCATACTTACGGATATCTTCTTTTCTCGGTGTGTAATCTTTTGTGAGGACAAGCTGATTTTTCAATTCTTCGTTGATCTTCCGCAGCTCACCATTTTCTCGAACCACCTCGTCATAATCAATGTCCATATCGGAATCTTCAATCTGGAAACGAACATCCTTCAATTCACTGATCGCCTTCTTTCTGGCATCCGGAAGATTAGGATCATAAAGAATCGTATTGACTCCTTCCTGGTTTAAGCGGGCTTTCAGGTTATCGCTGGCATCCGTCGGCAGAATGACGGCAGCAACGCCATCTTTAAAATTTCCTTTCTGGATTTCGCCCGAAGCAACCGCATCTTTCTTAAATACAATTGAAATGTCTCCCATATCTTCCCCACCCTTACCCGGTTTTGTTTTTAATGAGATAGGGCTGTTCATATCTAAACTTTCTACCAGCTTTTCTTCTGTCAGATCATTACGGGCAACCAACTCCTTGTTATCTGTCTCTTCCAGTTCATTATCTCCAAGCTGATATTTAACATTTTCATTCTTGACATTGCGCAGTCTGTCAAATATACTGGAGATAGGCAGATAGTTGTAGCCGCTATGTTTTTTTGCAGGTTCGGCCTGGGCGTAGTTGAACGGGACACTATCTGCCTTTTCTATATCCACTTCGTGTAGATACATTCGATTTGTCCTGTCTACTTTTACAACGCATACCTCATAATACTGACCTGCATTTTCCCCATCTGTAATATTTATCTTTGCTCCTATTGAAACAGAATCATATCCTCTTCCTTTCCAGTCTTTCGAATATCTTAAAACCTTTCCATTTTCAATTACATCTTTTACCGTTGCAAAAGCGGCAGCTTTTTTGTCTCCATAACCATGCGCCAGATCATTTCGAACTGAACGCATACTTAAAGCAACATCCCCTACCACATCATTATGAACCACATTTCCGTAAGAATTATACAGTTCTATGATTTTGCTACGCATTTCCTTTGGATCTCCCTTAAACTCATCCCCGCGAATCGATGCGACACTGTCCATCTTCCGGACATAGTCATAGTTTTCTTCGATGTGCTTGTCTGTCACCAGATCCGGTTTTGCCAGCTGGAAGCGCACAGCGCTCTCTGCATTTGCATCACCCGTCTTATAATTTTCGCTTGCCTGATCCAGTGCATCCATCCAGAGGTTTCTTGCTTTTTCAAACGAATCTTTCTGTTCTGCCAACGTTTCGGCTGCTTTTCCTGTGTGCTCGTTTTTAATGAGACTCTTAATAGCATCCAGCATATCACTCAGGAAATCCACAATTTTCTGTGCGACCGTTTTATCCTTACGGGCAATTTTCTGAACAAATTCCTCATCATTCCAAAATTTTCCTGTGGCGTCCGCGGCAATCTCCTCCATGATTTCATCCCTGGAGAGCTTCTGACCGTGTTTCTCGTAGGCTTTTTCATAGCTTTCCGTCATCTGCTCCAGCGTCTGTCCCTCTGCGGATAAGTAAGCGCTGATAACTGTATCACGATAGGATGTGAAATGCTCCGGGGCGTTCTCTTTGATGAAGTGGGTCAATTCATGGCTGTTTGTTCGAAGGAAGTTTTCCGAATTAGTGGAGATCCGGATCGTGCCCTTCTTTCCCTCATACTCCCCCACTGCTCCGGATTCCAAGGAATCCTCCAGGATGAATTTAAGTCCCGTACGCTTTCCGAGACTTTCTGCAAGGTTCTGCTGCGCTTGTGTCGCGTTCTGGGACAGGTTCTCCAGTCCGCCTTGGTGCGCCGGTCCCTGCTGCCGCTGGCTTGACATGCGATCTAACTCCAGTTTTCTGTCCTGTGCTCCTGCTTTGTATGCCGCAAGCTGCTGATCTCCTGTCAGATATAAGGATAGGGCTGATTTTTCCGCCACTCCGATATCAGCCGCATAGCGCCCGGAGTCATAATACCGGTTAAATGCGCGGCGATACTGCGATACCGGAACCTCCGGATCGTAAGATTCGACTGCTGCCGTTCTTCCATTTTCTCCCAGGTCTGAGAAGATATCATTCAAATCTTCTCTATGGCTTTCGATGTATTCCTTTCTCCGGGTTTCCTCTGTCATATTCCCAGCGTATTCTCTGGCATAACTTTCCTGTACAGAATCCGGATGGGCGCGTTCTGCTGTTTTCTCGCTCTGCTGATTTTCTGCCGGCCGACTTGTTTCCGCTTGCAGACTTGTTTCTTCCTGCTGACTTGTTTCTGTTTGCTGACTTGTCTCTGCCTGCCGGTTGGTTTCGGTCTGTGTGTTCATCTGCTCTGGAACGTTGCTGATGGAATTTTGCACATTTTCAGAGGTGTTATCAACGTTTTCGTTGATATTGGTAACGTTTTCATTGATATCATCAACGTTTTCGTTGATACCAGTAACGTTTTTGTTGATATTAGAAACATTTTCTTTTGCATTTGGAACGATTTTCGAAGCAGCTGGCATATTTTCATCCGAAACAGGAATATCAGAGATGGCTGTACTTCCCGCTCCTGCGTTATTCTGTGTATTTTGAACCATGTTCGAAACACCCTCAGAAGCCACCGGCGCACGCTGCTCTTTGGCCTGCTGCTGTGCCGTCTGTTCCTCCGGTGTGATCGCTCTCTGTTCCGCGTATTCCTGCGCCATTGTTCCGCGCTGTAAGAGGGTTCCAAGCGCCTGGGCGCCGGCACCCATGATTGCGCCCGAGGTTGCGCCGCCAAGAGCCGCCATTCCGACATTCTGGGCGATCTCTTCATAGGCCCGCATCTGCGCCTGCTCTTTGCTCATTCCCTGGCTCATGTAATAGTTCACTTCTATGTCATAGTTTGATTTATTTCCCATGATCATCTTGTCGGTAATGGTATTCATGATTTCCGTCGCGCCCTCTTCGGAACCTTCCGCAATTGCCTGCTTCGCCAGGTTTTTAATGACAGCCTTTGCACCTTTCCCCGGTGCTTCTTTCATTCCCTTTAATTTTCCAAGACTGAAGTTTTCTCCGACACCTTCCGCTGTTCCCTGGGCGGCACCCTGAAGCAGCGCCTGATCGCCGGTTGCGCCCCTGTTTGCTGCATCTACATACGCATCCGTCGCCGCACTTCCGCCAGCCATTACGACATTCAGTGCTCCCAGCGGCATACGGGAAACAGACTGAGCCATCGACAAGCCTGTATCGATAGCGAAATCTCTTACCGGGGTTCCGCCAATCGCCTGTTTGATTCCCTCGTTAGAGGCATTCATGATTGCATTTCCTGAGAATGCCGGATTATTCAGATCAACCGGGGTATTCCGTTTCTTATATTCTTCCAGGATTGACTTATATTCATCAGTTGAATCTGCATTCATCAGATCCTTGATTTCTTTTATCTTGTCAATTCCTGTTTTGGTAGCTGCGTAGACATATCCCTTCGGGCTTTCCATTGCTCCATAGACGTTATAACCGACACCAGCAAGCACATTTCTCCTTGAGGCATCTCTAACTATCTTGGTCTCGTCGTCTCTCAATCTGGCGCCCAGTGTGTCCTCGAGACCTTTTTCGAACTCGTCCGCCGTGTCTGTGCCGTATTTTCCGAGGAGATAGTTGTACATCTCTTTTTCGTCGTTATCCATGTACTCCGAACGAAGATCCGGTACTGCTGATGTATCTCTTACTTTCGCCGCCGCTTTCAGATCCCCGATGAATCCATCTGAATAGCCTTTCAGGTTTCGGCTTCCTTTTTGGACGTATTCTTTATATTTCGGATCTGACTGCGCCTGGGCGAAGGTGATTGTTCCCTGCTTTCCGGAATAAGTCAGGCCGGTAGAGGAACGGAAGCTCTGGTTTCCTCTGTTCGGAGTGCGTTTGGCATAGTCCAGTACCATCTGCGTGAATTCCTGGTCGCTATACGGGCGCGTGCCATTGGCACTCACCCGCGAGGTTGTGGCTGCTCGCGGGGTGAGGGTTGATTTTTGAGGGGTTGATTTCTGGGAAGCATATTCCTGAGCAAGCTGGTTTTCTGCTATTTTCTTTTGCATATGCTGATACAGCTGTTCACGGTTGAACGTCTTGGGACCGCCATATTTTTCAAATAGTCTTTTTCCCTCTTCTAGCCGCCGATCTTCCATTGTAACTTTCTTTTTTTTCGAAGTACTTGTTGATTTTGAGCTTGAGGTTGACGTACTTGTTGATACTTCTGCCGTATCATTCACTTTCCCGTAATATTTTTCAAACGTTTCTTTTCCTTTTTTCAAATTATCTACTTTGTACCGCTCCATTTTTTCCTCCACTTGTCTGCTGCTGCATTCCACGCAGCGTTAGATTCCAGATAATTTTTGTTAGCCTGTACCACATTCGAAGCGCTTGGTATATCCATCTTACTAAGCAGGGTCTGCGGATTTGATTTTGCATCCGCTTTATCTTTATACATATCTACGATTCCCGATTTCTGCAGATAATTCATCATGGTATTCGCTGCGTCTGCTCCCTCTTTCTTATACACATCCGTGTAAGTATTCTTTGCATCCGCCCATGATATCGTCGGAGTTTCCGATGATGAAGAGGAACTTGATTTCTTCTTCGACGAAGACGATCTTCTTCTTCCACCCGAGCCGCCCGAGCTTGCCGCTTTCTGTCTGGCAAGTGCCATCTCAGCCTCCCAGTTCGCCTGCTCCTGTGCTGCCTGCTGCTTCTGGAATGCAAATTCCTGCGCCCATTGGTCTGCTGCCACACGGTCCTGATACTGGCCATAGTCATATCCGTATTCCTGGTTATATCTGCCGTTATAATAATTGAGGTCATTATAGTAATCGCTGACCGTATCTCTATGTCGCTGATAGTCCGTGTTATCAAGACCGGTTACCACATTCATCTGATTATAGAGGTTTTGTCCCTCGTCGTTATATCGCTGATATGCGCGGTCATAGAAGTCCAGGGCTTTATCGTTCAGCATAGAGACATAATTATCATAAGCCTGCTGCCCGGCGGCCGATGCGTAGGTATTGCCATAACCACCCGTCAATGACGCTGCATTCCCCATCGTATCGCGCATAGCAAGGTTTCCCTGGCGCAAATACTGATCGCGGTACATTTTATAGAGATCGTCATTCGTCATGTCTTCGGCAGTATAGGAGAACTTCGGGCGGTTCAGGATATTGTCCAGGATATCCGAAATCTGACCTTCGTATTTGCTTTCAAACTCGTCCGGTTTGTTCCGTTCCAGTTTTCTCGTCTTTTCATAATATTCATTCACCCGGTCAGAGCGCTGGTAAACCGGTTTTGCTTCTGTTCCTCCGGATGCAGAGCCGGATGCGGTTGTCACTCCGGCTGTGACGTTGTTCGATGGTGCTGCATTAGCCAATTCCTGCGCTTTGGCCGCTGTGCTATTGGTCGGCTGAGCACCGCCCTGCAGCATTCTGAGGAGTTTCGTGTTCTGGCTTGCTGAACCTGAATATCCAGACATCCCATACTCCTCGGCAAGCTTCCGTCTGGCTGCATAGCTGGAATTTCTTCCTGAGCTATTTAGGTAATCTACGATACTTCCTACTGCCATTATTTATCCCCCTCCCTTTCTTCAATTTCTCCCGCACTCAAGATAGCTGCCATCTTAACCAGGTTCTGTGCCTGGTTGATTCCTTCTACCTTTAAACTATTCAAGATATTCATGACTGCTTTGATTGCAATTTCATCATAGATATATTTCTTCATAACTGCCTCCTAACTTCTGCTTTCCAAATCATCCAGGCGATCATAGATATCCTGGATCGTTTCCGCTACGCCCCAATAGTGGGTCTTCCCGGAAAAAACAGGGTGATTGAGATATAATTCCTGTGCATAGGCATTGGACGGAGACAAGACACATCCATAGTGATCCAGGATCCTCTGCGGTTTTGTATCGCTGATATTTCCCGTTCCATCCCAGCCGGTCCAGAAGCAATACAGATCGTTATCTCCCATTCCGGTACTCTGATCGCCGGTTCCCAGATACTGCCCCCGGCTGGTATCGAACGTATAGAAGCCGCCGATATATACCGCATCCTCATCCGCCTCAAATGCCCCGCCCTTACACCGGATATGTGAACCGGTGATCGTCGCACCTTTTACGGCCCCCGAGAATGTCGCGTTTCCGGACGCATCGAGCTTGAAATTCGTGGAGTTTACCACTAAACGGTTACCGGATATAGTAACCTGTCCGGATTCCAGGGAAATCTCAGACGATACCGTTCCCTTTGAAACTTTCATATCAATCTTGCTATCTGTCACTTTGAATTTTGCATTTGTGTTCTTTTCGAAATCAGATACCTCCACCTTGAGTCCATCCAGGTCGAACTTGAGAGAAGCTACTCTCTTCTCATCTTCCAGATACTTCGTCAGCGCCTGGTTAGAGTAATTATCCTCCGGCGTCAGGTTATCGAACATATATCGAAGCTGCTCATTGAGCTGATAGAGATAGCCTGTGAGTTCTTTTTGATCCATCTTGTCAAAGCCTTCCATTGCTTTATACTGCGCCATCAGATTTCACTCCCTTCTTCGATGTATTTTCCGACTGCAATCAGGCGGGCCTTTCCCTTTCCTTCCAGCCTCCAGCGATAGTGAAAGCATCTCATTGGCTTGATGGGAATCGTGTAGGTTCGTTTCCTTGTGGCGTATACGGTGAGCATCCGGCGGAATGCAGCGTCCGAATCGTGTTTCAAGAAGATTTCTAGCTGGCTGCCTCGTTCCAGCTCCAGGAGAAACTGAATCTTTCCAATGTATTTTCGATTCAGAAGGCTTTCTTCCAGATCTCCCGTTTCCAGGTACCACTCTATCGGTTCTTCTCCTCCTGCAATCTGGCGAAGCTCCTGGTTTTGATTGATGAAATACAGTTTTCCATCTCCCGATGCAGTCAGAAGCATCTGGGTGTCATCTTCTTTATGCCAGAGTCTTTTGGCTGTATCATAAACCAGCAGTGTTTTACCGTTTCCCGTTTCAGCCGAGAGATAATATTTCTCTTTATATTTTCCGGCTACTCCCTCCGACAGATTGAATTTTTCCAGCACCTCCGACAGGGCGAACGGGACGCCTCCGGTATATCCATACACGCCCGTTCCAGAAAGGTATATCAGGGTGGTTCCCACCAATCTTACACTTTCACTGCATCCCTTCATCACGCCCGGAGCCTCCTGTGTATGGATCTGGATGTTTGACGGTTTATTTCCGTATACCTTATGAATCGTATGCTCTTTGAAAAACAGAGCATATCCGGAATAGGTGGCTGCTGCCGTGAAATCCCCGTCTGATCCTATCGTTGCCGCATAGGAGTCCGTTGAAATGCCCTCGAACACGTTCCAATTCAGCGGATCTCCAAGCTTACTTGCATAGACCTCATGGTTCTTACTGCTGCATCCCCACAGTCTGTTTTCACATTCTGTTAAAAAATCCATGTCCGGAACTTTCCGTTTTAGCGTCAATCCAGAATCCTGTGTGAAGCTTTTCTCCAGAGCTCCTATCACTGTGATGCTGTTGTCTGTTTTTGCCTGGATGGTGGCCGTTTTATTGTAGTCCGCATTCGTACATCCGGAGATCTCCACGCCATCATACTGATTGAACTGCTTTCCAATTCCTGTACATGATATTTTTGTATAGGTGGAACCAGTGTAAGATGGGGCGAAGGTGGCGGTCGATGCCTGAGTGAATGTCTTTTCCATCGAACCAAATTCTCCGGAATCCGTGTTTAAGTACACCTTATCCGGAAGAATGATGATGTAGGCACCCATTCCAACCATGATTTTCTTGCTATCTGCTACTATTCCTTTTTCCTGGTCGTTATAATACAGTTTCGTTCCATCTACGTAAGCCAGACCATTCTTCCAGTAGAGTCCATTCGGCTTTTCCAGTGTCTTTATGACCGGTCCACGTGCTTCTCTTGGTCCGGCGGCCGGATAGTAATCAGATGACATGTTTTTCATGTCCGCAAAGTATCCTTCCTGGACGATCTCCCGGGTGTCGATTCCACCGAAGACTCCCTCCTGTTTTCTGGTTCTGGTGACTGAATTAATAAGCGGCAGTCGCATCATTACCACCCCCTGAACTGTGCTGTGTCTTTTGGAATATGATTTCTGCGGTAATATGCCGCAAATGTCTGGAAAGATGATTCAAACGCTGCCACGCTGTTGTTGTATCGTTCTATCTCTCCGTTTTTATAGTCAATCTTGGCAGCTAAGTAGTTTGAATAGACATCTCCGAAGCGATCCGGAACCAGGAGCGTTTTTTCAAAGTCCCGATCGTAATCGTATCCATCGAACTCTATATCATTTCCTTCTGCCATGTTCAGGATCTCATCTACAACCATTCCCTCTACCTCTGACAGCCAGGCTGTTTTTACTCTGGCATCGTACTGGTTCAGCTTTTCATCATCTACCCTTGCCAGAATCTCCGCTATCTTCATAATTTCATCGCCTCCTCATAGTCTCTATTCTGACAGCTTTTTTTATTTTTTTCTCCCACACAAAAAGCCCACCACATTGCTGTGATGAGCTTGTACATCTTATATGTTACGCTTTTATGATGTGTCCATCTTCCGCGATTCTATCCGCCGTCAGCATCCAGCCGTCCGAATCGAACGCATACAACTGTCCATCAATCCGGCAGACTGTATCATGCAGATATTTGTAACCTTTCAGGACATACCACCAACGTCCATCCTGCCAAATCCAGCCTCCGACATACTCCCCGGAGATCCATCCGTGTGAGGTCTCGATCCAAGGTTTTCCATCTACAAAACACTTCCGGAGCGGCTGCACGTGTTCTCCGTTATTATAACGTCTTCCGGAATCTGCCCCACCCGGGGTTGTTCGGATAATCAATGTCGGCGATGCCAGAATGCACAGACCGCGCACGCCGCTCTTTACCTCTTTCAGATCGGTGATCGATACCTGTGGGGCGCTCGGCTGTGAAGCTGCAGCTCCATCCTCCGCCGCCCAAGTCTTTTTGAAATTCTCAAATGTCCCATATTTCTGCTTCAAAATTCCCGTGCCGCTGCCCCAGTCCGGCAGATAAAGATGCGGTTTGTCTTCCAGGCTCTTCCAATCTCCTCCCCAGGCAAGTCCCAGCCCCTTGGCAATCTCAGCCGCTTTTTTAAACATTCCTGTTCTGTCATTAAATGCATCATCTGACGTGCTGCCATCTCCATCAATGTCCATTATTAAATAAAAATCAAAGGCGATTCCCCACTGATGCTGTGAACTGTAGCTGCTGCCCGGTGCATTGGTTACCTTTTTTCCCGGTTTTGTACGTCCCTTAGCATAGAGGGCATCCTGCTCTGCTACTGTCCGGAATGTTTCCCCAAACGTCACTGCAATCCCTTGTGTCACACAGGCTTTCATCCACGCACCCGCAAGACGCTGGAGACGCGGATGGCACAATGTAATATCTCTCATATTTGTCCTTTCTACGAACACAGGGCGGAAAATATCCGCCCTAAATCATTATTTGCACTCATCTGCCGGTCCCGGCTTTTTTGTTTCTGCTCCCGGTCCTACCGGCGTATTCCCTTTTCCTTCTTTTGCCGGACCCGTGCAGCCAACATCACAGGTGCACTCCGGATCAACCGTCATTTCCGGATGCCCTAATTTCTGCGCTTTCTTGGCGCTATAGTTATGTACTTCGTTTGCATTCTTGTTTCCATGTACGTTGCAACTCATCTTTCTTTCCTCTCTTTCTATTTTCTTGCTTTCTCTGCCTGGGTTCCGAAATAAAACCCCACAATCATAGTGAAAATGCTCATGTATTCCTGTCCGGATACTTCTCCGGAACACGTCAGCCCAATGAATCCCGCTGTCAATGCTAATGTCATAAGGCTTTTTACATCAATCAGTTTCGCAAGTTTTTCTTTCAAGCTCTTCCCTCCTCCAAATCCTGGATACGATGATTCGCCACTCGGATTTGTTCCTGCATGACAGCCTGTATTTCTTCCAGCTTATACGTGCGTTCGATTACTGTATTATGCTTTTCAACTTTCTTTTCAAGCTGCCCCATCCGGTATGTCATGAGCTTCGCCGATGCAATCACACCTGCAAAAGCCCCCAGGACACCTCCGCCGGACGCGATCAAGGCTACTGCAATTTCTGTATCGATCATTCTATCCCTCCGGATGCTCCTCCAACCATTTCTCGGTTACCTTACGCCAATATAACGGCACCTTTTCAAGTGTCATTTTTCCGTCTCTGATTTTCTTTCCATAAAAAGCACCCATCACTTAGCACCTCCTTTCTCCGCAAGCTCACTCGCCGCTGCACCGAGATCTATGATCGCCTCATCCTGGATCTCCTGACTTTCTTCCAATGCGTCCAGACGTTTTTCTTCGGATGTCTTTTCACGCATATTGAAGCTGGTTTTTACTTTGCCCCCTTCAACAGCGGATGTTTCAGAAACCAGAAGGACATCTTCATATTTTCCCACCGTCAGACCGTCTGACGTTTCGATCCGGATCGATTTCAGATTTTCGTCTGTCAGCTTTTTCCAAATCTCCAGCATAGTCTCCCGACTCTCGCTCTCAATCTGGAGCGCTCCCAGAGATGCCCCTGCCACCAGGTCGATTTTCGTCCCATCTTTTAACACCAATTTATCCATCTACCCTCTCCTCTCTACTGGATTCCATTCCACGCCATCTGAAGCAGAAAGCCCAGAAGTTCCCAGATTTTATTTTTGATTCTTTCCATACAGATTTCGTATCCGATTTTTTCAGAATAGTTTTTTTCATCGACGCATCCGGTTGACTCCACGATTTCAAAACCATTTCTGAGAACACAACGCACCACTGTGGTTTTTGTTCCCATCGTTTTCGTCTCCGTGTAGGCAATAAACTCATCTACCATCTTTGGACCGATACTGACACCGGACGGCAGCTCCGGATTGTCTTCCAGTTTCATATATGCCTTTTCAAAGGTATTTTTAGGCAGCCAAGATACGTGTCCGTCCGGATCCTTTGTAAGATATCCTTCATCAAGAGGATTCTCGTCCGCCGGAACACTCCATCCGCGATACGCATTGTAATCGCCTCTTGTCATTGGTTCTACTTCGAACATTCTGCAACCGATATATTTTTTCACGATATTCTCCTCTGCTTAACTTTCTTTATGATTCAGCCAATAATTACAATCTGAAAACTCACTAATCCATACCCTATGTTCACAATGGATCTTATGAATACACTTCCTACACTCCGAAAATGGAATAGCCAAATCTTTGGCTTGTTCTATTAGCTTGCAAAGTAGAAGCCTCATTCGACGAATGTCCAATCTTCTGCGAGCATGTCTGCCTGTGAAGCAAGCCATCCCATCTGAACTCCGGAAGTTCCAACAAAAGCCACAGCTTTGTTTCCGATTGCATCGTGCTCGCAGTTTACAATCTCCCCTTCGGCAGTTTTATAAGAAATGCCGGATGCCAGCTGAATGTACTGTTTCTTTCCATTCCATCCCTTACGCGCTACCTTTAAACCGCGCTTCATGTACTTGATAGCATCGCCGAAAGGAAATGTCGCTTTACCGCCCATTAAAGGACAATTCTTGCTGTCAGCAATCTCCCATTCATCAGACTGCATATTCATTATTGTATACTCCACACGCTGAGTTTCCCGAATATCCAGCAATTCTCCCTGATTGCTGTCCTGTGGTCTGCACTGAATCATAATCGTTTCTTTTTCCGGTTCCCAATACCAGTATCCACCCCAACTTGGCAATTTTACTTTTGCCCCCTGTTTCATTGCTTCAAACGCTTCACTGAATTTCATTTTTTCTCTACCTCTCTCCTTTTTTACGATGTTATTAACTTTGTTGATTAATTCTGTCGGATCGCTCATCATACGGCATACAAATTCGTTATTGTGATAAACATCATACACATTATCGAATTCACTTCTTCCCCAGCAATCGTGTCCATTTTCGATCTTATTTTTCTTTACTGTGAACATTTCGCCCCCTCAATTACTCAGCTAAATTACGATTAAACATAGACGAAGCGGATTTCCAATTCGCTTTCTGATGTTTTTTCTGCTTGCCAAATCGTTAAATACGTGCCTTTTGAATCTAACATGATAATGGTGTGAGTGTTGCAAGCGCTCCATGTAGCTATTTCAGCATTTAAAATTTTTTCAAAGTCCCCAATCAAAGATTTGCAGGGTATGTTTGTTATAACCCCACCCATATTATTACCAAAATTGTAATTAGATGTCTTAATGGATATGTCTTTTACTTTAAGGGATGTTTGCTTATCGCTATTTAACTGAGTAAGTGATTTCTCCGCTGCCGTCAATCTCTCATCCAGCAGTTTCCCCACGATCGCATCTAACGCAGCCTTTCCAGATTCCGTAGCAAGATAATTTGCAATCAGTGGCGGGAGCGGTCCTTGAATGCCCTGCGGTCCCTGTGGACCGGTATCTCCTTTTTCGCCCTGGATGCCTTGCGTTCCCTGTGGGCCAGTCTCTCCCTGGATTCCCTGTAAGCCCTGCGGACCAGTCTCTCCCTGGATTCCCTGTGGTCCCTGCGGTCCTTTGATATTTCCAATTAAAATCCTAGCCATCGTTTTTCACATCCTCTCCTGTAAGATAATAGAGATTCCCTGTTTCCGAATCATAATGGAATGCTGGCGGCTTCTCTCCATCCGGATAATCTGCATAGAGATTTCCTGTTTCCGGGTCCAGATAGAGCGAAAACATCCCCGATGCCGGAACCATGACACCGCTCTCCCCCTTCACTCCTTGGATTCCCTGAGGTCCCTGCAGACCAGTATCTCCTTTTTCGCCCTGGATGCCTTGCGGTCCCTGCAGACCAGTATCTCCTTTTTCGCCTTTATCTCCCTTATCTCCTTTTAACTCCCCACGCTCTAGCTTTCCTACAACATCCTCTCGGATCTTCTCCGCTTCCTCTGCTGCCGTCGTCGCCCTGGTCGCTGCCGAATTTGCCAATCCCGCCGCAGTATCTGCCTTGTTTGTGGCTTCCTCCGCTTTTCCAAGACCGGCATTCAGTTCCTTTTCCAGGCGTTCAAATTCACTCAGTCCCGGTTTCCCTTCCGGGGTATTGATTGCATCTTCCACATACACCGGCGTTTTATACGAGGTAAAGCGCATCGTTCCGGTTTCATCATAACCTCTGACCGCGATAAATACGGCGCCAGGAACCCGAAGCTGTGTATTCCGTATCTGCCAGGTCAATAAGATTCTTTCCTCGCCGTATGTGGCTTGCAGGGAGTCTGTATCCTTCGTACCATCGGCATATTCCAGGTCGATAAAGAAGTCCAGCGCCGACAAATCCAACAAAGTCGCTGACACGCGCGGAATGGAGAATGTTCTTGTATCACACAGATTATCCGCTGTTGTTCCGATCTTCTCTTCTCCTCTTGGGATAAGCATCTGCCGGTTCTCAATTACTATCATTCTTCCACCTCTTAAATACGGGATGCATGATTTTCACACACATCCCGCTCAAATTAGATAAGCAGCTTCAGGCCATTCTCAAATTTTTCGACCTCCTGATCGATAAATTCCGCCGCTTTCGTGTCCTGCTCCTGGGAGTTCTGCAGCACTTCCGCCACCTCTTTCGGAACTTTGACATTTCTGCCGCGCTTAACGATATAAGATCTACCGTTTACCTGCACAAATACATCGCCCTTGTACTTGTCAGAATCTCTCATTAGGAAGATATTAACCATTCCATCATCCGGCGCTTCTGCTGGCTGCTCCTCTGTTTCTGCCGCCTGCGTTTCTTTTAATTTTTCTGTTTCTGCCGCCTGCGTTTCTTTTAATTTTTCTGTTTTAGCTGGCATTTAGTTCTCCTTTCCTTCCGAGAATGTACATCCCGTCTCCACGCGTACTACGTACTGCTCTACCAGGCGCTCCGCTGTCTTGGTTGCTTTCCAGCCTGCCGTAGCTCTCTGGTTTAACGGATCCGCCGTACCGCCAGAACCAAGCTGTTTTACGATAGTTTCCAGACCGCCGCCGGTAATCTCCGTAACGCCATATGCATTTGCGCCCAAAATCAGCGTCGAATATACATCGATCTTCGTGCTACCGGTTCCCGCTGATCCCGTTTTCGCAAAGATCTTTGCCTCCGTGGACTCAACAAAACGAACACCGCCGATTTCTCCGATTTCATTCTGGTAGGCATTATCTGGATTGGTGTATTTATGCCACTCTTTCCATTCCGGATCTTCCATCAGGTCATACGCAATATCCGGATGGATGATCCCGACATACCAGCCGTCAATCTTCGGGGCATTCTGTCTTTTAAGGGCGCGGACTGCCATCTTAACCGCCTTAACAGTCAGCTTCATATCCTGGGTCAGGGTTGCTCTTGATGCAGTCTGTCCCTCGGCGTACTGGACATTAGTACCGCCATTCAGCACCTCTCTGGTTACGGTATCAAGCGTTGCACCAGCCTGATCGCCCAGAAGCTTCAAGGACTCTACCAGGTTATTATCAATCGCTGTTAAGAGCAGCATATCCGACAGGCGAATATAATCGCCGTACTGCTTCACGGTCGATGTTACGATGCTGACGTCCAGTTTATTACCGTCCGGCGTAACGCCCTCAGTCAGCGGCGTGAGTGCCTTGCTAAGCGGGGTGTATTTTCTAAACTCAATTGTCTTACCGCCATTTTTCGGGATTGGACGCTTCTGTGCAAACTGATCGTGTACCAGGTGCGGACCTGCAATATCAATCAGTGTACTGTCATAATAGGTTTTCATTTCATGGGAAAGCTCGTTTCCCGTGCCACTCGATCCAGTTGTGTTGATTACATCATCAAATAACCGAAGGTTTAATTTAATTGCTGTTTCCATCATATCCTCCTAATCTCTGAATGTGATGATCTCCCCTCTGGCTGCTCGACGGGCATATTCCTGGCGCTCTTCCTTGGTCATCTTCGCCGGATCCTTTACGGTCTGCGCTGCCGGTCGGCTTGACATTCCATTTTCAGCCGGGCGCATCTGCCCGCTCCGGGCTGCTGCCGCCTGCTGTTTGGTTGCCGCCTTGGCTGTCTGCTGCATCAGTGCCGGAAGAATCTCATCGTGATGGAGTGTTTCGTAAATTGTACGCATGTCAATTCCCGCACCCATCAGGTCAAGAAAACGCTTGTCCTGGATCTCGCTCTGTAGATCGAACTGCGGATACATCCGTTTCAGTTCTTCTGCTTCCCGATCCCACTTCTGGAACACCGCATCTTTCTGGTTCTTCCGCTCAGCTTCCTCTCTGGCTTTATGTAAGGCTTCATTCTCCGCCTCCAGCTTCACCATTTTCTTATAGCTGTCTACTGTCATGCCCTGATCCGCAGCGGCTTCTTCCCAGAATACATCGTCACTTTCCAGAGCTTCGCGAATATCGCCCATCTTGTCTGTAGATATGCCATATTTTTTTGCAACCAGCCCGATAACATCGTTCTGCTGCTGAAGCTGCTGTTGAAGCTGTTTCACCTCGCCGACGCGCTCCTTGATTGCCTTTTGCATTCTCGCATCGAACAGATCGCGGAAGTCGCCGTTAATCATATCATTAAATGCCTTTTCACGTTCTTCCGGTGTCTGTTCAGCCTGCTGCCCCTCGGTTGTCTCTGGGGCTGCTGCCTCCGCTCCGGTCGCCGCGCTGCCTTCTCCGCCGCCTTCTCCGTCAAACATTCTCAGGTTCAATCTTCTCATTTTCCCATTTCCTTTCTACCGTCTTTCCGGCGTGTCTATCTACCGTCTTCCCGGCGTGCCAGTTGTCTCTCCAACGTCTCCTACCGTCTTTCCGGCGTGTCATCCGTCTCTCCGGTGTCTCCTGCCGTCTCTCCGGCGTGCCTATGCTTATATTTTTACATAATCAAAACTCAAAATCTCCCACTAGGTCAAACTGCTCCGGATACCTTGATTTTAAAAGGCAAAAGCCGGTTTTTATGAATTTCAAAAAATTCTCAATTTCTTCCGAATTTTCATCATCTGGATAAAACCTGACTGCTATATGTCCGTCCCGGCTTTCCGTCCGCACATTGGCATCCATCCGCCACAAACACTCGAGCAAGGTCTGTCCCAGCATCGACACCGCTGCACAAAGGATATTCCCCTCATCCTGGTTCACTTTCTCCGCGTGCCCGTCGATAATGAAATCAATCACTTCATTTTCCCGTCGTTCAATTACTTTCGTCATTATTCTGCTCCCTTCGGCGTCGCCGCCTTCGCTGCGCGTTCCCGTGCTTTCCCGGCGGTCGAACTGACTGCTTCCCTGGTTGCATTCCCCATCGCATCAAGCTGGGCGGATTTGCTACTGCCACCGGACACAATCGGCTGCTCCCCTGGTCCCATTGATCCCACTGCATCTAACAGGCGCGTATCTCCAGTGCTCTGGGCGATCACCGCGGCCATCTGGCTCATAGTCTGCTGCATCTGCTGCATCTGCTGGTACATCGTTCCATTCTGTGATATCTTCCGCATAACCTCCTCTTTACCGTCAAACATCATCATTTCGAGGCAAGCCAGTGCCTGATCGGCTAACTGCGGATTAAAGAAACCTAGATCGTACATTTCTTTAGCCAGTTCGTTCTGGGAAATCTTTGTAAACGGGCTTGCTTTCTGTGCCTGTACTTTGATGTCATATACAGGCTTACGCTCCGCAATCATGCCTGTAAATCCCACTTCCATTTCCTGGGCTTGCATACCGGAGTTATCGAATGATACGAAATTCTCCCCCTTGTCATTCGTGATACGGAAGACACGGGGCGCGGTGTAAAACTGCCTGATGAGTTCCAGAACAATATTTACAACACTCTGAAAAGCCTGATAAGATCCGTTTATCATATCCCTTGACAGCTTACTGCCTGCCTCCTGCAGTGCCGCAATCGCGGAAGCTGCCGTTACTCCGGAAGCTGTCGCGCCCTGTGAAAAGTCACGGTTTCCGGAAGTCTCTTTTAATTCCTCGATTTTCCCCTGGTAAACCTGATAATAGATGCCTGGAAGAGGTGCCACTTTAAGAGGCAACATGTCATCTTTGGATCCGTTGTAATGCACAATATCCCTCGACAGGTCCGAAAACTCTTCCTCATTGAATCCGGAGCTGTCTTTGCACGCATACCGCGGCCTGGAACCTGCGATCGAATTCTGTAAAATTGACTGGCTCAATTTGTCAATATACTCCTGGCAGTCTTTCATTATATCCAGATATCCAAAGCCGAAAGGACTGTGCTCAATCGGGAACATGAGATCGAACACAAACGGATACTGTCCATGTTTATACCAACCGTCAGCCATTTTTGGATCGTTCTCCGATGCATAGAGTACGGTTCCATTACAGATTTTACAATAATGCAGCACTGTTTTCATAACCGGCACATCTCCGGACATACCGGAAACTGTTTTCTTGTAATACCAATCAATGATTAATGATTTCCCGGTTGTATCGACATAATCATCATTCAGGTACTCCTGGACACTAATCAAGGTATCATTCAGTTTTCCCTGCATCTGTGGATATTCCTGTTCAATCAGGTCGTTATCCATAACATTCAGATAAAACAGGTTCCTGGATTCCTGGATTTTATCAATTCCCGGCTCCCAATACATTTTGAGCGGGTCACATTTTTTAATTGAGATATCGCCCAGACCGTTCTCCTTGTGAGCATCCCAGAACACTCCATAAATGCTCGTTCCCATTTTGATTTTCTGCCAGGTCGTTTCTGAATAGACTGCAGTGTACTCGTTCCGGTCCATGATAAACGGAATAACATCTGATAAAATCTTGGCTGTTTCTTTGTCTGACTCCTCACGCGGCAATATATTCGCTTCTGGATAATTATCCATAAAATCAGCATGCTTATTGATGAGCGAGTTGATCAGCCATGCGCTGGCCGGTTCGATTGCATTCCCGTTCTTATTTTTCTTTTTAAACCGATCCCAGTGGCGCATCTTCCACCACTGTTCATTATCAATCAATCTTTCATCCAGGGATTTCTTTCCCTGTTTGTACTTTTCCAGAATAGCAAGTGCTTTTCTTGCTTCTTCCTCTCCTATTTTGGTCTGTATCACTTTTTCTTCCATGATTTCCTCCTATACTCTCAATACAAGACGTTTCTGTTTGTACAAATCCAGCGGATCCTCCTGCGGTATCTCCTGGACAATACTCTGACGCGGGGCAATCGGATGCTCCATGAGGACATAACGACACTCATCGTAGATGTGATCCTCCTGGGTCGTGTCTATATCCTCTACGTTATGCTCGTCATATACCAATGCCGGAATCGTGCGGATGAAGTCCTTGCAGGTATCAAACACGTAAAACATCGCCCGACCATTTGAGTCAAACGCAAGTCGATAGTGATACTGCATTTTACCGGCGAGGCGGGTGTTATCGCCCGGGGACCAGTAGATTCCTTCTCGTTCCATCATTTCCGCGATCGATTCCCCGCGTGACCTATCATAGATAGACGGATCCGCTATCCCGATGATTTTGCGTCCTTTTAGCATTGGATCCGCCTGCTCCACCTCGCGGATCTGTCTGGCTATCTCGTTCGGCGCTATCTTGACACCTACATTCGGCTCTCCTGTGCAGCCGTACATTTCTTTGATTCGGTAGATGCATCCATCATGATCCACGGCATGCCAGCCGACTGAATACGGTTTTGCATAACCAAAGTCAAAGCCCCGGTATATCGCCCAATCTGCGGGAATCCGGAACGGTTTAATGACGTGTGTGTATTGCTGGGTTTCATACCCCATCGGATTATCCCGGAACTCCTCAAATACCTGTCCCGAAAAGCTGTCCCAATCGCCATATAGCAAGGCCTCACGCTCTGCCTTCGGAAGTGATGCAAGCGCCGCCAGATAGTTCGGGTTATTTGCCAGAAGCTCCTGATTGTCAAATACCGTTGACGGAACGAAGCAGGAAGTTCTATACAGTCTTTTCTTCCTGCCGTCCACGTTCAATATCTCATACTCATGCACAACCGTCTTATATGGCGCTGCTGCCTTCACAAAATGCTGTTTTACCCATCCATGGCCAATACCTCCGGGGTTAGCCGTACAGCGCATATATACGCGCGTTCCAGAGCCTGACGGGCGGTTACGAGATACCATGTAGGAGTATTCATCCCATGTAAAGTGTGTCAGCTCATCAAATCCAATGAAATCATATTGTTTACCCTGGTAATTTTTCCTATCCTTTACGTGCTGCATCGAACCAAAATATATTTTTGCTCCGCTTTGAAACTTCCAGACGTGCCCCGTCTCGTTATACCTGGCTTTTCTGTATGCCGGTTGATAAACATCGCGTGAGCGGTCTATCAGTGCCGTGAGCTGCGGATAGGTCTTTCTGAATATGATCGCCCGGTAATGGGGGATGTGTACCTGGCGCAGAGCTTCCGCCAGAAGAAAATCAGACTTCCCGCCGCCTGCTGCCCCGCCGTATAGAGCTTCATCCTCCCCTCTGCTCATCATCAGCGCCTGTTTCGGCTGCGGCTGCCAGATCACTCTTCTGCTTTTTGTATCGTTCAATTTCCTCTTTCACTCCTTCCACATCCGCCGGCGCCAGCATGATCACGCCGCTTTCCTCGGTCTCTTCTTGCTCCTCCTGGATATTCTGGCGTTCTTTCCAGTCTTCCCTAGCGCGGTTCGTCAGCCAGAAGATGATCGCCTTGGTATCTGGGGGGATATAGACCTCATCCTCTCCCACTTCCAGATGCTCCTCTTCTTTGATTTTCCGACCGGCATCGTTATATTCAATCTTCCGGACCTTGAAAGTTTTCTTTAGCTGGACTTTGTGGCCGATGCATTTCAAATACAGGGCATTTTCCACCTCTGTGTCTGCGATTTCCTTGCTTTTTTTTAATGTGTCCGCAATGACCGGATATTTTTTTCTCCACTCATTCAGCGTGGACCTTGAAATCCCTATATTTTTCGCGATCTGCTGGTCGCTCAGTCCCTTCCGGGCCCATCCGGACAGCAGAGTCCTCTTGTCCGGATCATCAATCCATTCCTGATATTTCGCTCTCGCCATCCGTTTTGACCTCCTTCCGGTTCTATTTTGCCAGTTTTTTATTCACTTTTCTCCCACGTAAAAAGACCCGCCACTAATAGCGAGTCTTTTCTTCGTATTCTTCATCGATTTAGTACCGGGAAGTTATATCATTGGGTATAAAGCCAAAGTAACCACTAAACCATCTGTATACATCGATTCTAAGGTAGACAATGCAAGCCAAACTCTACAATTATATGAAAATGTCGAACTTTGGAATGGAACTTTGTCATCAGGACAAAGCCTAACTGTTCCAGGCATATCTAAATATCGGGCTATTTATGCAACAATTCAGGGTTATAAAAGAGTTATGTTTTTATCTGATACTCAAGCCGGTTTTTGCGGTGCTAGTGCTCAGGGTGCACAATTATCAATGTCTCGATTAGATATTTCCGGAGATACTGTAACCTTTTCTGGAATGACCATTAACTTTAACCCTGATGGTTCAGTGTCAAATACCGTCATTCCAGAATGCACCAGAATTTCCGGATACCTTACTAAAATAACAATTTAATGAAGAAATAACAGATATTCAGTTGACACTCGAAAATGAAACCAACCGATATATTAAAATTATCGCTGAAGGTCATCTTGATTTGAGCCGGAAGCTCGATGACGCTCTAAAAGTTGATACAGAAAAGGAGATGCTTCTGATTAGGGTTAATCGTTTAGAGAATGAGGTCAGACGATTAAAGGAACGCATTTCAGAAATCGCATAATTTCAAAAAGCGCCAGGGCAGCCCCCGGCGCTTTTTCTTTATTCCGTTTTTTCAACAACCTCAATGATCCACTTCTCGGTTTCTGGCTCAAATTTTGCCTGTACATCTCTGCCGTCAGCTGTTGCCAGCGTCGCATCCAATTCGACCCTGCCATACTGTTTAACGATAGCTTCCAGGACCACGCGCGCTCCTTTTGCCTGTGCCTCCCAGAGCGCTATCGCCCGATCTCTTCCAGCGATGCTTTGTTTCAGCATTTTTATCTGCATTTCTTTTCTTTCAATCTCTCTTTTCTGTTTCTGGACAATTCCCACGCTTCTGCCTCCTCATATTTTTTATAGATTTTTTTATAATAAGGGCAATTCTGGTATTCATCTTCACAGAACAGCCCCATCCAGTCTGTTCGCTCTCTGATAGATTTGAACGACAGCATATTTTTGACATCAAAGCCTAGATTATTCTCTATGTTTTCACAGGTGATCGTGATTGCCTGCCTGAGCTTTTCCCGCTTTTTTGATAAATAAAACGGGCACTGAATCTTTGCCTCGTCGTTCAATTTCCCTATCCTCCTGCTGCCGACTCCTGCTCCATTGGCAGGCACCAGCCGATTATTTTTTATGCTGCTCCGTAGCGCCGATCTGCGTCTCTCACGGCTTCTGTGCCGATCTGGGCGTAGCACTGCAGTGTGGTATCCACCTTGGCATGACCCAGCTTTTCCTTGACCATCTCGACCGGCGCCCCTCGATTAATCATGTCAGTGCCGCAAGTACGGCGGAATGTATGCGGCGATATCTTGAGACCATGAAGACGCTCATCACGACTCTGAATATCTTTCAGGATGTACTGGATCCCTGCTATGCTCAAACGTTCATAGGGTGCTTTGACTCCCACCAGCAATGCCGGATTGCTGTCTTTGCGCTCATTTAGATAGTCCCGGATATGAAGAGAGGCCTGGGGAGAAAAATATATTTCCCGTTCTTTCCGTCCTTTTCCGTAGATCCGAGCGCGGCGGTTGACAAAATCCATATCCTCAATGTTGAGCTGCACAATCTCCGACACGCGGCCGCCGGAGGAATAGAGCAGATCCAGCACTGCAAGCTCCCGCTCTGTCCGGCAGGCGCAGCGCATGATCTCCCTCTGCTCCGCTGTGAGGATCGGCTGCATCCGGTACTCTTCTTTCGTTGTCTTGATATTTTTCAGAGGATTCTCTCGCATCTCTTTGTTTTCATATGCCCACGCGAAGAATGATTTCAGCGAGCGAATCTTGCTGTTATAAGTCTTATCCTTCCATTTTCTTACGACTTTACCAAATGCAAGATAATTTTTCACGTGATACTCCTGCATTTCCAAAGGACTCAGTCCCACATAGATGATAAGCTGCTTCAATTCATGGCTGTACTGCCGGATCGTTGCTGTCGTCAGCCCCCGAAGAAGTAGATCCTGCTGCCAGAGCTGAATCAGTTCATACATCCGATCCGAGTTTTCACTAACTGCTGTTTGATTTTCATTTCGCAAAAAACTATAATCAGCCAGGTTCATGTACATAACCAGCTGTACATCTTTCAGTGCCCCCTCCTTGATGTACTCCTGCATCTGCGTGAGCATAATGTTGATTAATGCGCTTGCTGATACCATAGTTTTCCCCCTCTCTTGTTTTTTTCAAAGGGATTGTCTATAATAAACATATACCTCTTTTTTTGAGGAGCGAGTCCTCACATAAGCCGCTCCTCTTTTTTCTTTTACGCATCTTCCATGTGATATTTTATTCCGTATTTCTGGTAAACTTCTTCCACATAGTTTCTGATATCCGCATTTTCGTCTGCGAATATATCGTTCGTCTCTTTGATTACCGCCTGGGAGAATTTCAAAATTCTGGAATTTTTGTTCTCTTCCTCATTCAGCGGATATGGTTTCCACTTAAATTTTTCACAAAGAACTTTGACCGGAATCGCCAGAAGCAAACTGAGAACATTCAGCACAACCTCATCATCTTCTCCCGAAAGCATTTCCTCTCGACGTTTCCACTCTTCTTTTACTTCCTGCATGATTTTGTCCCGAATCTGCTCTTTTTTTGATTCGACCGCTCTTTTCTCGATTTCTCGGATTTCCTTTGCCGTCAGCTGATAGCGTACCTCTGCCGCCTCCTGCTGCCGTGCAGATCTTCTTCTCTCTGCTCGTGTCATGATTTAGCCCCTTTTCCAGTCTCTCCGGAGATCCTGCATGGTCGGGTATCCGTATGCCCGCCCATTCTCCGGCTCTACTATGTAACCATAGATATCGTCTTTCTGGATGCTTATTTGCTGCGCTTCTTTTTTAATTTCTTTCCGGTCTCCCACATAGACTGCGCACAGGTAAATGCGTCCTCGTTCAGTTTCTTTCATTCCCGCAGCCTCTCGGAATCATTTTCCAGGCAATGACCTCCACCCGCGGACAGCTTAAATCTTCTTCCCCTTCATAGTCTTCTGGGTTTAGGTCGTAATTCAAGCTGTCGCATTCCATGTCGATGTACCACCAACCCTCAGCATTTCGCTTTGCCAGGGTAACATAGACTGCTTCCGGATGATCTGTTTTTTCATCATCTGGAACATATTCCTCTTTGTAGTCGCTGATCCAGCGGTGACGTTTTACTGTTGCCAGAACCCACGTTTCCAGCTCCGGCAGTTTTTCACATACAGGAATCCATTCATCCTTGCTTTGTTCAGCTTTCAATTCTCGATGCAAAGAGATCGTTCTCTCCACCATTTTCCGGGCAGTCTCTTCAAATCCCCGGATCTCTTCCGGAGTCTTTCCGGTATTTTCGTATTCCGCCAGGCGGGCGATCAGCGTCCCTTTTTTCTCCGCCGACCAATACCCCTCTTCGATTCCATTCACTCGCTCATGTGTTAATCGTTCCATTTTTCACCCTTCTTTCATTCAGGTACTCTTTACATTTTCGATATACTTCCGGATCAAACTTTTTCCGTTCATGCTCATATGCGCTGTACTCCGCCGGGCTGCATCCGGCCATTTGCGACATCTGCATTATCGTGAGCCCTACATCTTTCCGCAGCGCTGCTATCTCTCCCGCATACATTCCAAGGCGACCGTTATCTTCCTGGATCTGCATCATCTTCTGAGCTTCTTTAGACTCCGCACACCGAAGCATCTGATTTACCGCGCAGGCTTCGTTTTCACAATCATAAAAGCATCCGTGCTTTCCCCTCGGACCGTCATAAAACCCTGCTACAAATTTTGTCGGCTCTTTACAGCCAACACACCTCGCATTTACGGACATTTTAAGCAACTCCTCCTCCATCATCTTCTCCTTTTTCCAAGCTTCTTCTATTGTCCAGATATTTGCTGACTGATACCTCATACGCTACGCGCTTCTCGCATTCCGTTTCGCTCAGTTTTTTCATATACTCGCGGCTCTGTATACGCCCCTCAACACACACATGACTTCCTACATCAAAACCGGATGCATAGCGGGCATTTCTGCCCCATACGATACACGGTATATAATCTGTTTTTCTGCATAATCGATTAACCGCCAGAAGCATATCTGCAATTTCTCTTCCCATCGGTGTCCGCCGATAGATAGGTTTCTTACAGATGTATCCGTCCAGGAAAGTCTGATTCGTTCCAGTGTATCCAGCAGGCTCTTCCAGGAGTCGAACTTCCTGCGCGAACACGAACAGTATCAAATGGCTTTTTTCTCCGTCGTGGCGGTTGTAGGAACGAAACTGTCCAAGCACCTCCATCGTCGTGCCGCGATAATCTTTAGATATATCCATAAGTCTCTCTGAGATTGAGATTGGGATCACATCCACCTGTCCGCTCAAACGAGTGACAGACAAACTTACGAAATAGAATTTCTCTCCAAACACTTCATGGTTGAATGTAAATTCCGATACTACCTCTCCAATCAGGCGTACTTTGTTAGTTTCGTTTTTTTCTGGCATAGTATTTTGTCCTCTCTTTCCTAGTAGGTTTTTAAAAATTTATCGTACAGTCTACCATAAGCCTCCTGATGCTCATTTCGATTCTTTTCTTCTGCTGCCTCTTTTTTCTCCCATCTCTCCCGAAAGCGTTCTGACTTCTCGTCAATCTGATGATAGTCTACCGAAATCATTAATTCCATCGCACACTGCCAAACATCTGTATATTCCTCCATCAAATGTTTCCTCGCCTCTTTCCGCGTTACTGACGTAGGATTCTCGCCGCGTAGCACCCGCGCCAGTTTCAGTGCCGCCTGTGACAGCTCTGCCGCCTCTTCCGCCAGCTGCTCCAGCATGGCCGAGGTACCAATCTTCTCTATCATCATCGTTATTCCCTCCTCAGAACATTTTCATTTGCCCCTCTGGCTCAAAATTCATCCAGAGACATTCTGTCCGGCGCTTATTCGCCCGGCAGTATTCCATTTGCGTTTCCAGATGCCAGCCCCGAAGCATGTCTCGATATATCTCATTGTCATAGCCACTTATCAACACCGGTCCCGTATGCCGCAGAAGCACCTGCAGCAATCGCTCATGATCTTTGTCGCTCATCTCATGTTTATACTGCTTCCCCGTCCTGCTGCTAAGAACATACGGAGGATCGCAATAAATCAACACGTTTGGGTGATTGTAACCCCGGATCAGTGTAACCGCATCCATACACTCTATCTGTACACCCCGCAGCCGGTCTGCCGCCTGCGTGACGGCATCCGGCAGGCGGCACCAATCCCACGCCGTATACGCCTTTTCTCGTCCGCACACATCCCTTTTCCAGCCTGTTGGCGATCCAGTCGTCCTAAAACCATAACCTTGATTTGCCCGGATGCAGAGTTTTATCGCTCTACTGTAGGCGTCTACTGGCTCATCTGCTGCCTCATATGTCTCCCTTGCATACGGTGTGTTATAGATTTCCCATGCCAGACGTTCTGGGTCCTTCCGAATGCACTCGAACAGGTTGATAACCTCCCCATCCAGATCGTTGACCGTCTCGATAAGACTCCGGGGCTTCTTAAATAGGACAGCCCCAGAACCTAAGAACGGCTCCAAATAGCTGCGATGATCCGGGAAGTGACTGATGATCCAGTCCGCCAGACGCGCCTTACTGCCCGGGTATCGAATTACCGTATGCATCTGTTCCTGCTGCCATCCCGGAAATACTGCGCCAACTTCACAAGCGTGGTACTTCCCCCTTCCTTGAACGTGACAACATGGCGATAGATCTTGTCTATGTGCTTCATCCGGATCACGCCAGCCTTTTCCTCTCCCCTCTTCGGGACGAAGTCATAAACGCGGATTCGAAAATTCGGTCTGATATAGTGGCTGATTCTTCTTAATTCTCCGAATGTAATCGGTCCTTTATCCTCTTTAACCTGTACAACATGATCCCACTGTTTTTTGTCATACCACATAAATTCTTTGTCTATCACAGCGCTTTCCACCATTCCCTCGACTTTTGCCCGGCGCATCCGCTCCCGGATCTGCTCTGGGCTGAATCCCGTCATTTCAACGAGTTCAGGGGTTGTCTTGGGTCCATCTTTTAATTTGCTGATGATAATATCTCTCATCTCTGCAGCTCTCATAGCCGCCTCCTTTCCGGCTCCGGTGGAGTTCCGGAGCCTCGCTCTATAGACCAATGGCATATTCGGTAATATATAACTGCCACATAGAGGTTTATTTCTGTATATCTTTCAAAAACTCTACCAGCTCGCTTTCGCTGTCCGGATATTTAGTATAGTTTTCGTGACGGCTCCATTTCGGACTCCCGTCCGTCCTTCTGACCGGCTCCGGACCGCCTACCAGATGATAATACCGGCTGATACACTTTTCTGCCTTTCTGAGGGTGGTAAGTGTGTCCTCGTATTCCTCGACAATCAATTTCGCGCCGTTATCAAAATCGTACTTGTAGTAAACCGCGCCGATATGCTTGTCTGCGTACCAGACTCCCCAGGAGCGATAGTCTGCCAGCCATTCCTTCCGCTGGGTGTTATTCTTCATGGGCGGTAGTGGGATCTGTTCCTTCGGCTCTTCTGCTGCCCTCTCCCCCGTCAGCGCCCGGATCGCCTGTTCAAATGCCTGCACTTTCAGCACCCTCGCTCTCACATCATTCACATTGCTGCTGCTCGCTTTCTGGAACATTTCCAGGAAGTACTTTTCTTTTTCGCAGCACTCCCGAAGCAGCTCCAAATCGCTTTTCTTTTCCTCCTGCTGCCCTGTGGCAGTCTTCTCGCAAGCCGCCGAAGTGCTTTCTTTTCTCTGTTCCACATTTACCTGCTGCCCGCAGGCTCTTTTTCTCACATATTCCGCAACCGAAGTGCGTTTTCCTTCTGTTTTCTTCATTTTTTACCCCTTTATATGTAAATTGTGTAATATAGTGTGCTCTGCAGATCCGCATACGCATAGGTCGGTATCGCGTCCGGAAGAAGAGGGGCATCCAGTCCCTTTTCTCTCCAATTCCTATGACGGATTTCCGGAATACACTGGAATGAATGTACTTCCTGCTTCATGATTTTTGATAAATCCCCTTTGTGATGCTGCATTGTACCGAGATATCCGACATAAACATCACTGCCATCATTGATGATCCGGATCATATCCGGATTACTTAATACCTTTAACAAATCATCCACCGTCATATCCACTGTACCCCCAAAAGATCTAATGTTTTATTCGTGTTTTCGGCATTTTCCTCTGTGTAAAACCTGCCAAATTCCTGTCTAAACAGCTCCCGGCTGTATTTTGATTCAAAAAGCCGTTCCGCTTCCTGCTTCAAGCGAATATCTAATTCATGATTTCCGCCATGCACCCCCGTCTTCGCCCATCGATGGCAGCCAGGGCAGAGATGCACTTTCAAACCATAGTGTTCTGACTTTTTTCTGGCACGGATTCCATAGAAAATATGGTGCACTTCCAGGTTCCGCGTATCGCCGCAGTTCCAGCACTGATATGCACCCTTCGGCTCCATTATGCTTTTTGACATACAAATCGCCTCCCGTGTGGCTTCATGAGCTCATAGAGCTGCTGCCACTGCTCCGCATTTCTCACGGTGTTCCCTCTGGCATTTTTCCAGCTATGCTGCTGCCAGGTGTTGACCCATCCGTTCGACCAGGCTGCTGCCAGGGCATCGTCTTCGGTATAGATTGTTAAAACGCATGGGTTCCGAAGAATGCCGAGGGCGTCAATCAGTGCCTGCAGCGTATTGCTTGATTTCGTGGCGCTGCGCTCCCTGGCAATCTCTTTTCGATGAGTCTTCCCCTTGGCATCGTCAAATTCCAGTGACGCCCAGTATTTACTGGCATTTCCGCCAATTTTTACGGTTACCTCATACATCTTATCCCTCCGCTGCGTCCTGGATCGTCTTGCTGCGCTGGATCTTGATACTGCCTTTTTTTGTCAACGCGATGGTTCCCACGGTTCCATCATTCATTTTTACCGTTACCTTATCCAGTTCTCCGGACAAGATCATATTCGCCGACGTCAGCATAAAATTCAGACACTTATCATTAGCAAAGATTCTTTCCGTTTTCTTGCGTACCTTCTTCGCCCGATTCCGCTGCACCTGCCAGTTCTTTGCTTCCTCGCAGGTGCATCTCTCCGTCGCTGCTTCGTTTAACTGCTCCGTACTGAGTCCGACATTCGCAAACATGTACGTCTGACCGCAAAAGATACATGCGCCCATTTCTTCTTTAACACCCTCCGGCAGCTCCCGTTTTTCTTCCATGCTCTTTTTCCTCCATTGCTTTTTTATATTTTTTCCGGATCTCTGCTTTCCGCACCGGTCCTAATCCTTTGATATCAATTGCCTTTTCCAGTGATTCCCTTGCATCCAGCAGCGCCTCTTTGCGGATCGCCTCTTTCTCCAGCTCTCCGGAAACCTCTTCCAGGTAGTCCTGCAATTCCCCGCGGCTCATCCGTTTAATCAGGCGGTACTCCTCTCGATTCAGGTGCATATTTCCTTGGCCTTATCCAGCCCTCTCCTTTCCCGGCAGTGATGCGGACCATCGTATAATACCGGTACGGATAGCCCAGGACATTAATTCCGGTCACGATATCGCCGCGCCGGATCATATACCCAGCAGGCGGCACCGGTTCTTTCTTCCAGGTGTTCGCCTTGATAACCTTGGTTTTAACTACCGGCTTTTTCAGGTTCCGGCTGCATGAATACGCCAGCTTGTTGGGGTTGTCCTTTTTCCGGAAGCTCTTCTGAGTTTCTTTGATGAGATACGCCGCCAGCTCCTTCACTTCTCCTGCCTCATAGATGGGCGTGAAATGTGTTCCCCCATACGGCCACAGCTTTTTGAGAATCTTGATCGTGTCTCCAATCTCATTGATTATCAAATGATGATGGATGGCAGCCCGCTCATATTCGGTTACTATGATGTAATGGAGCGGTTCCCCTCTTTTCTGGTACGCTTTTCTCAGGTTCTGGAGAAGTGTTCGGAGAATCTTCTTTGCCTGTTCCGGTGTCGGTCTCTCATCCTGCCGGTAAGTCAGGACTGCGTGATAATCTCCGAAATCAAAATTCGTGGCTATGATTCGGTAGAGCTTCTTAATGCGGCGGCGCTCATTCGCCTCTGCTATCTCTTCCCTGGTCGGCTCCTTCCTCGGTGCCCTCTTATATCCTCTCTTCCCATACCTATTCGAATGTACTTCTTCTACTTCGATGCAATACGGGAGATAACAGCTATTTCTCAAATACGACATTCTACACCCTGCCTAAGTTTAATGACTGTAACGAGTGACTAAACGGCGGCTAAACCCTTGTAAAACTTGACTTTCTCCGCCGTATGCCGTATACTAATCTTGTCACAAATTCGTATACGGTTTAGGGTCAGGCTTTTATGCCTGGCCCTTTTCCTTTTCCGGAATAATTCCCTGGCGGCGCTCCTCTTCCGACAGAAGGAACTCAACCAGTTCGTTTGCATGGATGTTTACCAGGCATTCCAGCATATCGCTTTCGTTCCAGTTGCTATGCGGATAGCTTCCATCCTCTTCCACGTGTTTCTGGTGCCAAGGAAGAAGTCTTTCAAGACGTTCCTCCTGTTCGTCTGTCGTTTTTACTACAATTGCAAGCTCTTGCATTTTTCTCCCCCTACTCTGTATATCCCAGCGGATCCGGTTTCTGGCATTTTCTTTTCTCGATATTGTGAACATATGTTTCGATTGCCAGAAGTGCGATATGCTCCACAGTCATACTTCTCTGACCGATCAGTTCCTGTTTTCCGGTTCTGTTTAGGATAATCGTCTCTGCTTTATTCAGATCATCCGCCAGCTGCTCCAGCGCCGAATACACCTCATCGCTGACTTCAATCTGGATTTCCTTGTACTTTCCCATGAGTCCTCCTATAAAAATCTGTTTGATGTAACGACAAGCAGCGCGAAGACCGTCGCGATCAACAGCACCGCCAGAACTAAGATCGTCTCATACAGCAATCCCTGAAATCTGAGATTCTCGTTCAGCTCCTCCGTTCTCCTTCTCAACTGCATTTCCAGGCGCGCTTCCCTTTTGGGGTTGTATACCTCGATTTCCCTTCTCATCCCGTTCTCCTTTCATTCTCTGGTATCCTGCTGCCGCCATGAAACGGTCAGACAGCAGAGCAGCTATTTCTTCTCGTTCTTCTTTTGTGAGGGTTTCAAAATCGCGGACAGTTCCATTGATTTCGATGTGATTTGTGATTGTCACACACCTCACTCCCTTCCGTGGATCACAGCATCCAGAAGCTCAACAATATCTGCGCCGGTATACACCCGTTCCGGATGCAGTTCTGCATCTCCCCCCATATATCCGCGTAAGAAATACATGCACCCTTCCAGCCGGTGAGCTTCTTTGTCGATATCGTCCTCTTTTTCCAGGTTCCGCTCTGGAATAGAATCGATGATCTCTTTCACGTTTCCAGGTTCAAATTCTTTCTTCATGACGTTCCTCCTTTTTTATTTGTTTTTTCGCTTAACGAGTTGCTTTGAATATCATTAATACAATCGATATCAGAAAAAGTATCAGCGGAAGTATGTACAGGGCGTAT